CCGCCTATCCGCGCTCGGCCGCTCGAAGGCGTGAGCCAAGAGCGGTGAGGGGTGAGCGCAGCGAGGGGGCGCAAGCCCCCTCATAACCCACCGCAGACAAAACAACACATGGGACTCGGAGTGGCGCGCCTACCGTCCTTCGCGTCGTGCACCGGTTCGGCAATCTCAGGGATGGCTCGAACTGCGGCGCGTTCCACGCGAACCTGAACAGGGACCTGACGAACCGCAGGTGGAACATCGGCGGCCGCACACCTGGACAATCCTGTCGAAAACATCAGAACACTCCGATTACCGTCGGCCACGATCTGGGCCAGACGGCACGCCACGGCCAGATCCGAAAATGAAACACGAGCACGCGGCCGGTAGAGGAACCCCTCCAGCCACATCGACAGCCGCGCAAAGTCCAGATAGGAACAGCTCAAATTGAAGACATACTGCCGCCACACGCACTGCGGCACACCGGCCTTCGTCAGGAAGGCCACGGACCATTACCTGCAAGGCAAAACATCAAGACGCGACGTCGCGAGATTCTTGGAGCGGCATCCGGACCTCGACGCCATCGCAGACAAGCTCGCCGGCCAGATTGAGACCGGCAGATTCGACCACCCACGCATCCGCTACTTCAACCGCGTCGAACCCATCAGCGGGAAACACCGCGTCATCGGACGAGAGGCCATCGAGCAGCAGATCCTCGACCACGTCGCAGTGCTCGCCCTCATGCCACTCTTCGAAGCGAAGATAGGGCGATGGCAGACCGCCAGCATCCCGAACCGTGGCACCAACGACGCGAGGCGCGCCATACGCAAATGGATCCGCGAACCGTCGAGCAGGGTCTTCGTCAAACTCGACGTGCGCAAATGCTATCCATCGATCGACCGTCTGACGCTCAAGGCGATGCTCTCACGCGACGTCGGGGACGCGACGCTCCTGCGCCTCGTCTTCCACCTCATCGACTCCTACGCCGGAGCCAACGGCCTGAACATCGGAAGCTACCTCAGCCAGTATCTGGCGAACTACTACCTGTCGGCCATCTGGCACTTCTGCGAGCATGGACTCACCAGGACCCGACGGCACAGGGACGGCACCATCACGACGAGACGCCTCGTCACGCACGTCCTCCTCTACATGGACGACATCTTGCTGCTCGGCCGGTCGAAGCGTGATCTGTCGATCGCGGCCAGACGCATCACCGCCTTCGCCCATGACCGGCTCAAGCTCGAAATGCACCCGGAATGGAACATCAAGCACGTCGGCGTCGAGCCGATAGACATGGTCGGATATGTGTTCCGTCCCGGACGGACGAACATCCGGACGGGAATATTCCTCCGTGCCGGAAGGACCTTCGCCAGATTCCGCCGACATCCAAGGAACCTGACATTGGCGCGCAGATGCGCCAGCTACTACGGATACTTCATCCACTCCGACAGCGTCCTCGTGCGCCGCCGCCGGCAGGTGGACGAGACAATGCGCATGGCCAAGCGGACGCTGGCCCGCGCCAACCAACAACCAAGGAAGGAAAAAAGATGAGCAAACTCGTCACCAGCGCCACTCCGCTAGAAAAGGTCGAATACTTCCGGCGGGGCGACGGCCTTGCAGACATCTGGCTCCGCGAGGACATCAGGCAGGTCCAGCGCCTCGGTGTCGACGGCACCGAGTCCACCGAATACACGGCGCAGGAGACCTACCTGTGCCGTGACCTGACCGAACAGGAGGCTGTCGAGCAGTTCGACGGCCTCATCCGCTCGGCCGAGATCGAGTCGATGGATGACAAGGAGCGCATCGCCCAGCTCGAGCAGCAGACCGTCGACAACGCCACCGCCATCGCCGCACTCTACGAGGCGCAGGCCACCGCGGTTTCCGCCGACACCGAAGGAAAGGAGTGAGCGATGACAGCATTGCAGCAGGCCATGGTCGCCATATACGTCAACCTCGTCCGCTCCGGCGCGCGCACCATCGACTCCGTCCCCAAGTCGCTGAGAGACGAAGTCCAGAAGCGCCTCGACCCATGGAGTGCGGATGACGTCGCTTGATCTCTTTTCGAGCACAGAATTCTGGACTTCGCTGCTCGTCACGCTTGTGGGAGGCGGGGGAGTGGGCGCCATTATCGGCGCAATCTCCAGCCGTCGCAAGGACACGGCGGACATCGCCGCGAAAGCATGCGACATCCTCACGGATTCCGTCATCAAGCCCTTGCGCGAGCAGGTCGAGTCGCAGGAGGAGCAGATCCAGCATCTGGAGGTCCAGCAGCGGAAATACTTCGCGCTCACGGCCTACACCCGATCGCTTTTCCATTGGCTCCAACAGTTTTGCGAGATCGTCGAGCCCGACTTCCTTCAGAGGCATCCGAAGCCGCACCTGCCGGACGAGCTGCGCGCCGACGTGGCGCCGGAGACCGTGGAGGACTCATGACCTTCGTCATCGCCTGGATCGGCCTCGCCGCGCTCGTCCTGCTTTTCAACCGTGGCGCCCACATGTGGCGCCATCAGCTATGAAACCCCACGTGAAAACGTGGGGCTTCCCGTTTCTAGAGAAAGGAAATGAATGCGCAAGCACAAGCCTCCGTGGCTCAAACGCTTCCGCCTGGCGGTCACCGGCGTGGTCATGGCCATCACCATGGTCGTGGCGCCAGCCGCGATGGCCGACCTGAACGGATACGACGTATCCGGCTATCAGGCTCCGGACATCACGCAGGTCGCTCCGGCAGACTTCGCGATCGTCAAGGTCAACCAGGGCTGGTACATCAACTCCAGCTGGGGCCAGCAGGCATCCGGCGCCGTCAACACCGGCAAGGAGCTCGGCCTGTACGACTACGCGTCCGGCATGGATGCCACGACCGAAGCCGACAACTTCGTCAACCACATCACCGGATACGTCGGCAAGGCCATGCTCGTCCTCGACTGGGAGCCATACCAGAACGCCGCGTGGGGCAACAGCAACTGGGTGCGGACGTGGGTCTACCGCGTCCACGCCCGCACGGGAGTGTGGCCCGTCGTCTACTGCTCCAAGGGCTTCGTCGGCCAGATCCCGGCGGACATCCGAGCCAAGTGCATGCTATGGGCGGCCCAATACGCCAACAACTACGCGACCGGCTACCAGGACTCCCCATGGCTCGCCGGATCGCAGGGCGAAGGCATGCTCCAGTACACGAGCACCGGCTACCTGAACGGCCGTGGACCGCTCGACCTCGACAAATTCTTCGGAGACAGGACGGCATGGCGCAAGATCGCCTGTGGCGAACGCGCCGGCTGCTCCACCACCGGAGGATCCACCGGCACTCCGAACGTCCACGTGGAGAAGCGGACGACCAACACCACCGACCTGAACGCCTTGGCCACCGCCGTCATCCGCGGCGATTACGGTAACGGCGCTGATCGGCAGGCTCGTCTCGGCGACAACTACCAGGCGGTGATGAACATCGTCAACAGCCGCCTGTCCGGTTCGACGTACCCCGGTTCGACCACCGTGACCCGCACCTACGTGGTCCGTTCCGGCGATACCGTGTCGGCGATCGCCGAGCGCACCGGCCTCAAGCCGGCCTCCGCATGGCGCGTCCCGTCCGGAAACATCAACCGGATCTACGTCGGCCAGGTCATCACCTACTACGGCTCGTCCGCAACCTCCACGCCGTCCACGACCTACCACGGTTCTTCTACGCACGTGGTCAGCGCAGGCGAGAGCCTGTGGAAGATCTACGGCACCGGCTGGTATGCCGCGGCTCAGCGCAACGGCATCCGCCCGCCGTACACCATCTACCCAGGCCAGCGGCTCCGCTGACCGGACCCCGGCTCCGCGATTTAACCGTGGAGCCGGTTCACGCAACATTAAAAAGGAGGTGGAAAATGGACGAAAACAACAAGACCAAGCTCGACTATCTGCTGCCGGACAAGGTGTATCAGGCGCTCAAGTGGGTCGCGCTGATCGCCCTTCCGGCCGTCGCCGTGTTCGTGCAGGCGGTCGGCCCCGCTTGGGGTCTGCCGCATATCGACCAGATCGTGACCACGCTCAACGCGTTGAGCGTGCTGGTCGGCGCATTGATCGGCGTGAGCGAGCTTAAAGCCAAGCTCTCACTTGCGGCCTGATTGACCATTTTCCTAACGTCGGGAGAATGGATGCCCCTCTCTCAGCTTCTGCGCTGGGGGAGGGGCTTTTTTGTTATTCGGTCTTGTTTTTGCGTGGGCGTCCGCCGCCGACGCCGCGGCCCGGTGGTTTTGTGCGAATACCGTCTGGATCACGCTCACGGCGAGACGAATGTCCGCCGTCATGGGGTATCGTTGTAATCGAACTTGAGACCCGGACCTGCTTTGCTGGTGGGCAGGGTTTCGGGTTCGAAGCGTGTGGCTGG